AGCCTGATTGGAATATTTGTAATCATTCTAGTAGCGTTAATTTGTTGCCTTAAAGTCCCAGCTACAGTAATCCCGATCTCATTAGTATTAGGAAGATAAAAGCCCGTTTGTGTAGATGTTGAAAAATAGATTTGCGGAGCGGTTTGAGCCCCAACACTTAATTGAATAGGCAGATTATAAGCAAAACGTGCGCCCGTTATATCAAGCCGTTGAATCCCGGCTACTGCAAAATTTAAAGAGTTAGCGGATGTAGAATATAGCCCAGTATTTGCAGTCCCAAAATTTAAAGCAGTCGTAGAAACAGAACCAGCCGGAATACTTAAAACGTTGCCGAATGTTGATGTCGTTGCTGAATGTGAAACTCTAAGTGAACCATTTGCCGCAATACCCACTACATTGCTACCATTTTGAAAAATCCCAGTATCAGGATCTGATACAAAAGAAAAAGTAGGAGCTGATGCTGAACCGACGGGGGCGTGAATAGTTCCACCAAAATGTGAGTTTCTTGCGATACCTAACCCACCAGATACAATTAATGCGCCGGTTGAAGTATTTGTAGATTGTGTTGAATTACTAATATTAACTATTCCTGCTGAATTAAGTCCTGCGTTAAATGAGGTTAATCCACCAACAATACCACCAGTCAATTTTAAATATCTTGCATCTGCCGTTGCAATTGTTAAAGCTTCATCTGCTACTAAAAATTCATTAGGATTAAATATAGGATTTAGATTTTCAGGAGGATTATATGCTGACATTATTCCACTAAACTACTTTCTTTGAACGAATTAATACCTCCGATATAATCAGATACTTGCGAATTATATTCGCGGGTAATATATATATACTATGAAAAAAAAAAGTAAAACTACTAATGAAGTTTCTAATTTTTATAATTTAATGCCTTCTGATATGAAAAAAGAATATCATAATCCAAATTATCAATTACATGGAATTAAGATACCATTTAGAATGCTGATTGTTGGTTCATCAGGAAGCGGTAAAACGAATACTTTATTAGAATTAATTAAAAGGATGAGCGATACTTTTGAACAAATTATTATATGTTGCAAAAGTAAATGTGAACCCCTTTATGATTTTTTAGCAAGTAAATTACCAATTCAATTCCATGAGAATGGAGATATACCAAATATAAATGATTTTAAAGATGGTAATAAACAAACCCTTATTATATTTGATGACCTTGTATTAATGAAGGATCAAAGTAAAATTGCTGAATTTTATATAAGAAGTCGTAAATATAATATCAGTTGCATTTATTTAAGTCAGTCATATTATAAAACCCCAAAGGTTATACGTATTAATATCAATTATCTCATTCTTAAAAAACTACCAAGTACAAGAGATTTAAAAATGGTTTTGAATGAAAATTCTATTGTATCTGAACACTTACTTGAAAGGGGCGGTCAGATGAATTTAAAAGAACTTACTGCAATTTATAATGACATTATATCAAAAAATAAATTTGATTTTATTCTTATAGATTTAGATAATTCTCAAATGAGACATAATTTTTTAGAAATTATATAATAATCCCGCGTAATTTTTTTAATTACCGTCTATTTTTTATAATAGACAATATATAACTGTGCTGAACACAGCGGTCAGATGAGTTATGCTTATAGCAATTTTAGAGAACAAATAGATATGCGCAAAAAATATATTGATTTTATAAATAGTAAAATCGCAAATAATAAATACTTAGCTGATAAATTTAATAATAGTATTTACTATTCATCCCTTGGAATACAACCACCACAAGAACCACCCACATCAAGTGAACAATTACTACAAGATTTTAGTAAACAAAGAGAACTATCTTTTAAAAATCTAAAAGAAATTACTGATGAACAAAATGCGGTAGCAATATTATCAAGACTTACTACATTAGATAATATTGTAGAATTTAATACATACTTTGGAATGTTTAAAGAAGCAATTAAAGGGCAAGTTAACATAACACCCATAATTTTTGAAACGTTATGGAGACAATTTAGAGAGAAGCTTCGAGATGAAGGTAAACTAATTAATAGATTACCTGAAGAAAGAGAATTGGGTATTCTACCTGATATATATGCAATAGAAGATTGGGAATTACCACCTGACTATAAGAAAAATGTAGAAGAAGTTAAAGATGAGTTTTTTGATGAAAAAGAAGAAGAATTAAAAACGGCTGATGGAAAACTTAAGTTTATATATAATTATATTGATAAAATAGTTCCTGAAGTAGTTGCAAACAGTATTATTACTTATATTATTAATCAAACAGATAATAAAGAAGCTACTGAAATTATATTAGAAGATGTTGAAAATGAACTTAAACCATATTATAGACAAGTTTTATTAGATTATGGAGTTAATAAGAAACAAGCAAATATAACAGCAAATAAAGGAATAATTGCTACATTTGATTTATTAAATAGAACAGCGGTATTAAAAGAAGCTGAGGAAGCTACTAAAGAAGAAAAAAGAGCAAAAAAACGAGGAAAACGAGAACAACAACGTAGAGAGAAAAGAGAGATTAAAGAAGATGAACAGAAAACAAGAGAAGTATTTATGAGGGATATTATTGGGCCTTTACAAAGGAGAGGTAAAGCTAAAAGTATGAAAACTGAATTACAAACTAAAGTTGAAGAAAGGAAAATAAACGAGTTAATAAAACTTATTAAGCAAAATGTATCAGATGCAGGTGATCAAAAAGAAATGATTAATGATATGAAGGAAGCTATAGAAGCAAAAGGAGTTGATTTTGCTTATGATTTTTATACACAAACGCTTGCAAACTACAGACCACCAAAAACTAAGATGATGGAAGAGTTAAAACAAAAACGACGAGTAATACAACCAGTTGATATAGAAGGAAAACAATTTTACGAAGAATTTAAGAGAAGGACAGTTCCTTTAATTCAAGAGTTAAAAACATTAAAACCGGTAAAGCGTAAACCTTTAAATATTGTAATGTCAAAACAACAACAAAGGGTTAAACGAGAGGCTGAAGGAGAAATAAAAAAGCCGGATGAAGATATAATAAGAGAATTAGGAGGTGAACCATCATTACGAGATTTAACTTATTCAGAATTAACAGGACTAACACCTGAACAAAAGGGATTATTTAGATTTCAACAATCACAACGGGGACAAAATAGTGATAGTTATAAGATCCTTATGGCATATTCGAAGAATGCCGGACCAGGTAAAATTTTTAAAGAAGAATATCAAGGACAACCAGTAGATAGTTTATACATTCGATTAAATAATGAAGATGAAAAACTTGCATTTTTAAGTGAACTAATTAATACAAATTATAAAGCAAAATCGAGTATAACTAAATATAGTGAGTTTATTGATGAAAATGAAAGAGTTTTACGACCTATTATAAATTCAATTGGACGACGAATGCCTAAAAATCCATATCAAAACCCAACTAAATCGAAAAGAAAAGTAAGAAGACTATCACAATAATATGCTTACGATACCGCGTATCTGATTTTTCAGATATTCGCAATCAAAGAAAGTAATTTAGTGAGCAGTTAAATATGCTGATTTATATCCGTCTATTATAAATCATCGGATATATATAGATGACAAGCGTAAAACCATCAGTAAGCAAGCAAGCACAAACAACTATTACAGATGCGGCGGACAATTCCGCGGCAGCGGATAAATCACCTGATGCACGAGTATCTGATTATAATTTTAAACCGATCGGTAAATATAGATTACATATACCTTCTTTAATACGGTTAAATACTATAAAGATTTTTTTTAAGTCAGATAAATTAATACCTAAGCATATTTATCCCAGACATATTATAAGCGATCAATTAAAAAAAATTATACTTGAACTTGTTGATGATAAGAAATTTTCAGAGGATAGTTATAAGAATTTAGAAAAAAAAGAGCAGGAGATATTTGATGATTTAATACAATTTACAAAATTAGATTATATTAGTAATCGATTATTTAGAGAACATAAACACTATAATGCAGACAATAATAAAAAAGTAATTGAGAGGTTTAACTTATTGAAAGGACAGATTATTGCAGGTAATGATAATCCACAGATTTTAAAAGAGATTAAAAAGCATTTATTATACTTAAAAATGAATAACTTAGTTGATAAAAAGGATGTAGATGATATATTATATTATCTAATTATAACCTGATTAACTCAGGTGATTAATCAGGTGATTAATCAGGTATGATTTAATTAGATTATTTTAGTATTTTTACTCGGGAAAGTTTCCGAGTAAACATATATCTCATCTAACCACTAATCCCTGATTAACTCAGGATATAATTATATATGTATTACGCTAATTTACAACTAACACCAGAACAAGCGAGTAAGTTATTGCAAGGAGGAGCAATAACTATTAGACCGTATCTAATTACTTCACCTAATGCAGGCGTTATTGTAAATGAAAATAATGCAAAAAAACTACTAACAGCAGAGAGTAAAGGCGGAGCTATGAAATTAAAACTTAGCCCTTCAGAAATTGAATATAATGTCAATTCCGTAAAAAATTTACGAGGTATTACGGATGATGCAAGTATGCAGACAAAAGGAGGTATTGGACCATTAGCAATGTTAGCAGCTTCTTCATTAATTCCAGCCGTTGCCCCAGCAGTAGGTAATCTTGCGAATAATCTATTCGGAAAACTATTTGGAGGATCAATACCAGCAAGTAAGCGAGGACGACGCAGACGAATGTAAAAAATAATTATCCCGCGTAATTTTTTTACTTACGCATATATATAGACAATGGAAGTTAACATCAAATTATCACCATCTCAAGTTAAAAAATTAACTATGGGTCATAGTATAAACCTTTCAAAGCAAGCAGTCAAAGGAGGACCATATAAATTAATAGTTCACCCCATGGTTTATAAAAGATTAATGAGAGCAAGAAAAAATAATAAAGGGGTTCGATTAATGTTATCAAAAGCAGAAATAGAGGGAAGCGGAATTATGGATGTTCTTAAAAATATATTTGAAGGCGGTAAAAAAGTATTTAGAGTTGCAAAAAAAGTATATGAACCCTTTAAACCTTTACTTGCACCCATACTTAAAGGAGCAGTTCAAAATGTTGCTCAACAAGGAGTTGAAAAATTAGGAACTAAAAGCCCTTTTGCCGCAGAGATAGCAAAAACTTTAACACCAGCGGCAATAGATTTAGTTGGTCAGAAAACAGGAGCTTATGGTATGCGTAGTATGCGTATGCTTGCAAGCAAGCCGTTAGCAGCTAATTATTCTAATTTATTATCCCCATATCATCCAGCTATGAATACTCAAAAAGTAAGATTACCTGATCCTTCTTCAGGTTATTCGCGAATATCTAATTTTTCAGATAAGCAAGGAGGTAGTATTATGAATGCTGACGATTACAAAGTAATCAATCAGAGGGAATATATACATCCAGCAATTAGACCACATAATAAATTAAGATTACCGGACCCTGAAAGTTCAAGACGCGGGGGTGGGCAATCGCGCGCGGGTTCATTTCGAGCATTTTGATGTAAAAAATCAAAAAAAAAAACATATATATTTTGCCCACTAATGCTTGCTTGCAAGCGGTTAGTATCTTACTATTATGCATAATTTATTTTTTTCTTCCTATTACTTCTATAAATATTGCTTATAACTATTCCGTCTAATAAAAATTGCTTGTGTTTTTCCGATTTGAAGTGGTAGCTTGAATTTCCTCTTGAATATGAAGTTCCGCACTCACATTCAATTACTTCCCCTTTACGGGCTTTAATACGGGTATCATTTTTTATTTGATTTATCTTATCTAATTGTTTCAAACGTTCTTTATTTTTCTCTCTATATATATTCATATAATGCTTTTTTAATGGTAATTGAAATGGATTTTTATTATTACAGGGCTTCAGTTTATTAACCCATAAACATTCATAGACCTCTAAATGTTTCCTATCTACTACTTCATATTCTTTTATTAAAATGATTTTGAAATTTTCAATTCCATATTCTTTAAAATATGGATAAATTGCAATATTATCATTTTTACCATCCAACCATTTACTATAGTCTTGTTTATGTTGTTGCCATCGTTGTCGTAAAATATTGAATGTTGAACCAATATAACATATGTTAGATTGCAAATGAATAATTTTATAAATCTTCCCAATCATATCTATATATATAACATATGTTATATGTGTTAAAGCGTTTTGAAGTCAAGCCGCGTAATTTTATTCCGCATTGTCTATTTTATAGACCATAATATACGCAATTAGATAATGAATACTCAAGATAAAATACCACGTAGTTTAATAAAAAAAGCATTTACCACTACATCAGACCTTAAACGTATGGCCGCAGCATTAAATATACCTTTAACGGCAATACTACATAAAGACCAGTTAAATCATATTAAACCACAAGCAGGACAAACATTTATTATAAATTTAGAAGATAGTAATGGACCACAAGGAGGAACACATTGGGTTTGTTTTGTTCTATTAAATAATGATCATCCGATCTATTTTGATAGTTATGGCGCACCACCCCCATGTAATATTATAGACTTTTGTAAAAAATATACAAATAAATCTTTATTATATAGTGATAAACAAATTCAATCTATTCGTTCCGGTTCTTGCGGACAATATTGTATTCTTTTTTTGAACACCGTTTTAAAAACTAATGGAAATTCAAAAAAAAAATTAAATGCAATGAGCTTAATTTTTTAAGCGGTTTTTATCCCGCGTAATATTTATCCCGCGTAATATTAATTACCGTCTATTTTTATAATATGCTGATTTATATCAGCGGATATATATACAATGACTGATCCACGTTCTCAGTTAGGTTTATATCCAGTTATTTTAAATAGAAATAATTTAGTATCAGATAGTAATAATAATACATATCGTTATACATTTCCAAATGGAGCAGTTCGTTTTAAAAATAGTCGTATTACTTTGTCGAATATTAATTTATTCTTTTCATGGTTTAATATTAGTTCAACTAATAATAATAATACTTTTCAATTTGTATGGCCCACTAATGTTGGTAGCACTACTTATACGGTTGTTATTCCAGATGGATATTATAGTATACCATCACTTAATTCATATCTTCAGCAATATTGTATAACTAATGGTTTATACTTAGTTAACACCGCATCACAAAATGTTTATTACTTAGAATTATTAGAAAATAGCACTTATTATAGTATTCAATATAATAGTTATCCATTTCCCACAGCATTACCAGGAGGATGGAGTAATCCAGGAGGGTTAACATTTCCAGCAGTTGCTTCTACACCACAACTTATTATACCAGCAACTAATATACGGAATTATTTAGGGTTTAATGCGGGCACATATCCAGCCGCATTTCAAGCAACGAATTATAGTAAACTAAGTGATTTTACACCACAAGTTAATACGGTTAGTAGTATCATAGTAGTTTGTAATTTACTTAATAATAAGTATAGTATACCTAATACAATATTGTATTCATTCAGCCCAAGTAATTATACTTTTGGTGATTTAGTTGTTGAAAAACCACCAGAATATTCTTTTATAGATATTCAGGATGGTGATTATAGTGATATTACAATATCATTTTTAAATCAAGATTTACTACCTATTACTATTCGTGATACTAATATTATCATTCAATTAGTTATACAAGCCCCTACGTATAGATTTTAATTAGTTTTTTATTATCGAAATTTAGCGAGTAAAAATATAGTAATGAGACGTATATACATTAAACACGGTAGAGTTAGAGGAGCAAGAGTAAATAAAAATACAAAAGGAGCAGGTATTAAAACGGCATGTAGTTGCGGAGGAGCACAGACTACTAATTTAGAAAAACTAAGAGAAAAGCTTAGCAATATAACTATACAAAAGCCTAAAGAAAGAAAACGATACCTTAATTTTGATTTATAACATCTGATACAATCAGATATGTTATTTTTGCGGGATATTTAATTCGCGGTTAATAATATTTTTTTTATACGAGCGTAATTTATATTACACATTATATATACCATCTGACCGCTGAGTTCAGCACAGATTATATTAGCTTAGTCAATACGCAATGGACGATTATCTTTTTGAGCATAGTTTAGATGACAGCAAACCTGAAAATATTGCATTGAGTAAAGAGGTTCTTTATATTCAGGATATTAATGCAGGAGTTTATAACGGACAGATTATTTTCGATACATCAAGCCTTTCAAACTCAGGAAGATGGTTAGCATGGGATGAAGCAACCTTACAAATTCCGTTTGTTGTATCATTTACCTCAACCGCAGGAAATATTGCAGTAGACGCAGTTTCCAGAAGAGCCGCATTTATTAATGGATTGAAAAATGGATATTATCAGATTATTGATAGTATTCAGGTTGATTATAACAATACTAATGTTTGTCAGCAGACTAATAACATTAATCAGTTTGTTAATTTCAAGCTTTTGACTACTATGAGCGCATCAGATGTTGATAAATGGGGACCGACAATTGGTTTTAGACCAGATACACCAGCTTATGTATTGAGCGCAGCAGCCTCATCTAATGGTAATGGTTTAACTAATAACCGTGATACATTTTTACCAGTTGCCGCAGCCCAGTTTAATGAGCCTTATGTATCAAATACAGGTTTTTTGAATAGAAAACGAGAAACTACCGCGTTTTCAGGTAATGCATCGGGAGCAGGAGCAGTATTGTCATATGGAGGGATTGCTTTTGCAAACGCATCAAGCACAGGTAAGAATTTTTATACGGCATCCCCAGCCGCAGGAGGAGTTGGAGCAGTTTATTATTCAGTAGTTCTATGCACTATTCGTTTGTCAGATTTATGTGATTTCTTTACTAAAATTCCATTGATTAGAGGAGGATTTTTTAGATTAACAATAGTGTATAATTCATGCGCACATCTCATTACTTTAGGCGCAGGACCGCCTATTAATATGTCAGTAGGAGCAGGAGGCACTACTATTCGTAGTGGTAGAACATGCCCATATATTTTTAGTTCAGCAACGGCAGATAATTCAGCAAGCGCGATGGTTGCAACGGCACAAGGATTGGGGGCTAATATTAGTATTGATAGTGGAGTTGTTCGAACTACTCAGATTAATAACCCAGGAGGGCCGTTCTCAAGTTGCAGATTATATGTTCCAGCATATGAACTTGACCCAGTTAAAGAAGCCCAGTTATTGCAGATTAAACCCATACGCAATGTTGAATACTTTGAT